TAGCTACTGCACTTTCTTCTGCACGTGCATTATAACCAACTGCTACAGAACGATTACCTTTTGCTTGAGCATCATTACCATATGCTGCAGAGAAGTTACCATTAGCTAATGCATTAAAGCCTGTAGCTGTACTAGATACACCTTTAGCTTTAGCACTATTACCTACAGCTGTGGAGAAATCTGCAGATGCATTAGTAGAAGAGCCAAATGCATTGGAGTTGCGACCAGCAGATTCAGAACCATGGCCAATTGCTGTAGCATTTTCACCACTTGCTACCGCATTTTGGCCAATAGCGTTAGTGTTGTTATTACTTGCTACAGAATCACGACCAAGTGCTAGGGAGTCTTTGCCAGTTGCAGCAGCGTATTTACCCATAGCAATATTTCCATCACCTACAGCTTGTGTTTTATAGCCAAATGCAAAAGCATTATCACCTTGAGCTGTAGAGCCATTACCGCCTACAAAAGATGCTTCACCATTAGAAGCATTATTTGTACCAATAGCGGTGCCGAAGTCTTTGCTGACTGTATTGTTTTGACCAGTAGCGAAAGAACTTACTCCTGCTACAGTATTGTAGTTACCTAATGCTGTAGCATTACCTCCGTAGACAACGTTGTTATCGCCTGCAGTAAAGCTATGTAAACCAATAGCTTTATTATTGTGGCCGAATGCCACAGAGCCATTACCGATAGCTTTAGATTGGTTGCCAGCTGCAAAGCTCCAACCACCTTTAGCTTCAGTTAAATAACCAGTAGCTGTTGCAAAATCAGCAGTTGCTTTAGTTTGATTACCTAACGCTACAGAATTCAAACCTGTAGATTTATTTTCATAACCAAATGCAATAGAGCCTTCGCCACTTGCTACAGATTTTTGACCGCCAACGAATGCTTCGTTTGCAGTAGCTTTATTATTCATACCAACGGCTAATGTATTATTAGCAGTTGCAGTGTTAAGATACCCGCCTACTACATTGCTAGAGCCATTGGCTGCATTTTTATAACCACTTGTAGCATTATAAGATCCATCGACAATGTTAGTATTACCACTAACATCATTTGCTAGCCCAGTTACATTATTATTTTGACCTGTAACAACGGAATTATCGGAAGCTACTGTATTTTTGATGCCATTAACTACAGAGTTATTCCCTGTAATTTTATTAGCATAACCGCCAGCTAATACACTGGAGGCCGCTACCGTATTATTATCACCAATAACTAATGCGGAACCATTACCTGCAGTATTTTTATTAACTTCATTTAAAGTACCAGCCACAATACTGTTTTGTGAGTTAACAGTATTGCTATAACCACCAGCGAATGCGCTGGAACCAGCAACTACATTATTTTTACCAAAAGCTGCCGCATCGGCACCTGTTACTACGTTAGATGCATATGTATTCATAGAAATTGTAGAAAGTACTGCTGCTGTTAATATTAAAGTTTTGTTAGTTTTCATTTTAAATTCTCCTTAAATTAAAATAATACTATTTTTGTAAATTAGAAACTTGCTCATTTAACTCTTTTATTTGTCTTTCTAAAAGATTAACTCTATCAGATAAATCTTTATTTGAATCCTGTAAATATCTAATGGTTTGATCTTTTTGATCTCGAGTCATTGAGCTAAACCAAAGTCTATTAGTGGATGCTTGAGCCACTAATATTGAAAAAGTAAAAATTAGTAATAGAAATAAAGTCCTCCTATTCATAATAAATCCTCCTATATATATAAACTATATATCACGATTATAATATATAGGCAAGATTATCTTTAAAACGGAAGCTCTTCGTTCTTAGGTTTTGGATTATTTTTATATTCAGAAATACGATTAGCAATAGCATTAGCTCTATTACTAATAGGAAATGCATTAAAATGGTAATCGCGTTTTGTTAGCTTGCAATCTGCAATAAATTTAAATATAATATCCGTTTTAAGGATATATACATGTGTATTTTTCACCTCTTCTTCAGTTAATCCATACTCATCACATAGCCACTGAATGATTCTGGCATCAGATGCTTCATCTAAGCGACCGAAATACTTTTCGATTTTGGCTTTTGTATCTAACATTTTTGCACTTTGTTGTTCTTTTTCCATATATTACTCCTTATAACGCTTTGTTAAATTTAGACTCCATTTTTAATTTATTATCTTTCTTTCGATAAAAATTCTGATATGTGTATTCTAGCATATCACCATTTTCATCTTTCCAAGTCCATGTCTTACCATCCTGGCTTTGTGACCATTCGCTAGATTTAATTTTTGGGAAAAATACATTTCCCTCTTTTAGAATTTTATGAACTACCGTTGCATGAATACAGTCACACACATCCATAAATTCTTCATAAATTTGACCGCCGCCGATTACGTATACGTTTGCCAAATTTAATCGTTTAATTTCATCTAAGACTTCTTGCTTAGAATGAAATATTTTTACATTTGATCCAGGATATTTAGGAACGTAGTTTTTATCCCTAGTTATAACCCAGTGGGTTCTATGTGGCAATAAGCCAGGAAGACTCTCAAAAGTCTTCCTGCCCATTACAATAGTGCAACCTAAAGTGCGTTGTTTAAAACGCTTTAAGTCTGCCGGAATTTTTACTAACAGTTCGTTGTCTTTACCAATATGGCGTCTTGCATCATAACATACGATCATCGAAATCATAATAATAATCTCCTACTAGAAATATAAATTAAAATAAAATATTATACTGCTACTTCCATAGGTCGTTTAGGACCAGGTGTATAGTCTTCTAAAATTATATCGTCAATTGAGAAATCATAGAAGTCTTTGATTTCAGGGTTTAGTTTCAATTTAGGATATTGTCTTTCGTCTTTTCTGACTACATCATTCGCATAGATTTCTTTTAATTGTTTCATTAAAGTATCTTTATGGTTAGAGTAGATATGGGCATCATTAATGAAATGATACAAATTACCAGGCTTAAGACCTGTGCATTGTGCAATCATACAAACTAAAACTGCATATTGTAAAGTATTGAATGGCACACCTAAACCAACATCGCCAGATCGTTGGATTAGTGTGCAGTTCAAATATCCACGATAAACACTCCATAGTGTTTCATACGCACATGGTTGGAGAGCCATATCATCAAGATCTTCATTATTCCATAATGTAACCACCATACGGCGATTATATGGATCTTCTTTAAGAGTTTTGATCAATTTATTTACTTGATCAAACTTTCTTAATTGATATCCATATGCCTTACCAATAGTTCCATCTTCATGCATCCATTCATCCCATACATGAACTCCCATTTCTTGAAGCTCGCGTACATCATTGGACTGCTTTTGCCAAATCCAAAGCATCTCTTTTACAGCTGTTTTGAATGCCACAAATTTAGATCCAAGAATAGGCATAACCCCTTTACTTAGATCCACTTTAAAATGAACCTGAGGAATCGAAATAGCATCAATTCCTGTTCTGTTAGGGTGATTTTCACCCGCACTGATAATCTCATTTAGAAGACCACCATACTGGTAGTCATAATCAGTCATGATCATTACTGTAACTCTCCTATTTTCTTAACAATTAACCAAATAGTATAAAATACAATAATACAACCATCCACTAATACGCAGAAAAGTTGCATTACAGGGGTCAATCTAGACCCATATATACCATCTAATAAATAAATCGGAACCATGATAATCCATGGAATTACCATGTAAATTAATAACTTTATTAATTTATTCATCATATTATTACCATTCCTAATCCTTACTATATAAATAAATCATATATATTAAGGTAATCAAAAATATTAGCAATCCACCACTAATAATAAATAGGAATGTAATTGCTTCTTCAAATTTGTAAAACAATTCCATTCCAAATATGAATTTTATTAAGAAACCAAAAGAAGTTGTTATTACTAAAATTCCAGAAAATAGTAATATCAAACTAATAATTGCTTCAGTTTTCCGATCTATTTCCATTCACCTCCTAAGATTCTTGTTAATTCACTTTTAATGAATTTGATTCCTTCTTCATCAAGATCTACCGAAGGAACTGTACCACTATATACTTCATTCTCTAATAGAAGTTCTATTAAAGCATTTGTATGATCTCTACAACTATAGCAAAATTGCTCTTTAAGATCTGGCTGCTCACAGCACGTACAGAATTCATATAATCCTTTACTAATAATATAAGATAATATTCTTATCTTATCTATTTTTAGAAACGGGAATTCCATCCATACTTCATTTTTTCTGAAGTTTTTATTAAATGATTCTACCATATCTTTATAGAATGGTAAATGATAAACTCTAGAATCTCTATCTAGAGTGCCATCTAATACTATATTTAAATGAGCTCCACCAATAAATGGAACTACTGAATTTATAGTATTTACCATCAACAGATCGTAAGAATTTTCTGCATATTCTGCATACTCATCTAAATCAGGGATATCTCTAACTACTTTAAGAAATTTTACATCATCACTATTTTCATTAATATGAGATATGAATTTTTCAGTATATTCCTTCTCTAGTTCTAATTTTCCTTCATGTATTAGATTACTTTCAATATGTAATGCATACACATTCTTTACATTTTCTAATTCTGTTTTAGTTTTAATAGCTATATCTAATAATGCAGTAGAATCAAATCCTCCAGAATATAATACAATAAGATTAACTGTTGTATCATCTGGTATACCTTTCAGTATTCCTTCTACTGCATTAATTCTATTTTCTAGCATTGTTTCTCCTTTTAGAATTACTATCAATTCCAAGTAAGAAATCGATTAGCCAAGAACAGCCTATCAGCATCAACCCTATAATATATAAGATTAGCTCTGTAGTTGTTGCATAGGTTGCAATGAAATCTTTTGATGCTAGCATAAATACTAGCAGTCCTAATAAAACTCCTAAGTTCATTATCTCTTAGCTCCTCTAAAAATATTCAAAATCGCTTTAAAATCTACTCCGTAGATGTAAAGTAAAATGGATACTGATGCTAACATCAATACGATGCTTGGAATTGCTAGAATGATATTACCAGCAGTAATAGCTAGAAACAATTCGAAACCAATTACAAATCCTACAATAAAAAATACTTTACCCATGATGAGTACCTCCTAGAAATAAAAATTAAAATATAAAATAGAAATATTAAGAATCATATTTCACCTTTATAATATATATATATAATTCTTTAAGATTACAAAAAAAATAATAGAAGAAGAAGGAGGATGAACCTCCTTCTTATTATCTAACCATTACCGGTCTTGCCGTCATATCGATTACACTTGTATCCGCATCATATTCCATATTATGGCTAATCAAGAAACATTGCTCGCAACCAACCATAGCAATTAATTGTTTAAGTAATCCTATAAATTGGATACGGTTCTCTGTATCAAGACCACCATCAATTTCGTCTAACTTAAGAATATTATAATCAGTAGATGAATTGGAAAGAATTGCAAATGATAAGATCATACTAATCATACAAATTTGACTTGTACTCATAGATGAAATATCATCATTCAATAATCCATTACCTAAACATGGAATTCTAAATTCAGCTTCATTGATAACAAATGGCTGAATGATAAATTGACCATTGAATATTAAACTTAGTAATTCATTAGCCTTTAAAATAATATTTCCCATATACGTTCTCATAAACACCGTCTGAATGCCCGTAGTTGGGGACAAATAGTAACGTACTGCTTCGAGAATTGAGAAATTTTTATTATACAGGTCTAAGTCCCTTTGATAGTCTTCTAGAAGCGTTTTATTTGATGCTATAGAATCTCTATCTTGGAGAATCATATTTAACTGCTCATTTAATCTATTAGATTTTTCTTTAGCAGAATCTAAATCAACTTGTAAGCCAGATACCTGCTTAGCTATATCTGATAAAGAGCTCATTTTATTTTCTAAGTCTTTGATATCATCTAAGTCACTAAGTACTTTATTAATGATATCATAGCTATTAGAATATGCCTCGATTTTATAATCAAGAACTTCACGCTTATATTTTAAAGATTGAACTTTCTCAGATTCATCAAGAATATCACCATCAATTTTAGATAATGATTCTCTTAAATCTGAAATATTAGAATCCAATTCTTCTATTAGATATTTATTGGCTTCATATTTAATAGCTGGCTCTTTTAATGATTCTAAGATATCTTCATATTTATCTTTAGTAATCATTATATTATAGACACCACGAATTCTATTAAATTCAGTATTTACTTTTTCCATATTATCTAAGCTTTCTAAAAGATTATATGGATCAAGAATATAACTAATTGGAGTCTTGTCCAATAGCTTTCTAAAAGACATAATCATTCCATGAAGATTATTAAATCTATTCCAGAAATCATATACTTCTGTATAGAATTCTGATTTAGATTCAAGTTCTTTTATCATCTTATTAATCTCAGATATCTCTTTATTGATTGAATCAATTCTAGATTCTGGATTTTTAGATGATGCATCGATAGCTTCTTTTACATATGCACAAGAATCAATTTTACATTCTTTAGGTCTAAGAGCCAATCCTTTAGCTTTATCAAAAAGAATTTCATAAGCACGTAATTCTGATTCTAAATCTAATAATTCTCTAGATAACTTTCTATGCTCTTCAGAAATGATTGGTAACTGACTTATATAATTTCTATTATTATCTAAAGTAGATCTTACAAAGTTAGATTTATCTTTTCTTGTAGTAGAATCTAACCCATTATATAGTGTATCTATAACTGGTACTATCATTTCTACTGCATTAATAAGACTTTCAGCTTCTGATGTATTTTTTATATTTAAATTCAAAGATTTGATTTCTTTATCAATTTCCGAAATCTTATTTTTAGATTCATTATATAGATTCAAATCAGATTCAGAGAAGCTATTATCTAAAATAGAATCTCGTTTTGTTATCTTAACTTGGAGTTCTTCATAAACTTTAGTCTTTTCATTTGTAAGAGAATCAAGCTTAGTGCTAGCTTTAGCTTCATCTGAAATAACTTGTTTGATTTCATTATTAGATTTCTCTAAATTCTTATTAATCAATTCATATATTTCAGTTGTATCAGTAGTGTATGGAATTTCACCTTTACAAATATCAATTATAGTATTGATATCTTTATCGACTGCAGCTTTGAGTTCTCTTAAACTTTTCTCTGCATTATAATAAGTTTCTAAGTTATTATCTTTAGATAAAAGTTCAATTTGAGAATCTAATTTTGCAGTCTCTAATATAGCTTGATCTCTTTCAGCAGAAACTAATTCTACTTGCCGAGTGATATTATTAAATCTAACATTCAACTCTTCTATATTACCAATTTGCGCAATCTTAGAAGAGATTGTATTAATCATACTTTTGAAGTTTGAATATTTCTTAGTAACGACTTTATACATGTTGTTGTATACTTCGATACCATTGATAATGCTATTAACAAACTTCTTACGCTCTGCTGGTTTCTTATCTGCTAACCCTCTATCCTCAGAAGATAATTGAGATAGAGTTAAAAAGTTAGCATCTAAATTAAATAGATCAAAGATAATATCCTTACCTGAAGTTACATTCCAAGTTGGATTTAATTCTTCTCTCTTATTTCCTTTATAGATTTGAAGTTTAACTTGCCCTCTAGATCCATCAGACTTAACTGGATGGATATAAACGATTTCATAAACTTCACCATTATATAAATATCTTAAAGATTTCTTACCCTCCAATCCAGGAATGATTGCACTATTATCATCTTGAAGTGGCGATAAAGCTTTTAATAAAGTTGATTTACCGGAACCATTAGAACCACGGATTATAATAATATTAGAGGTAGACTGTGATAAGTCTACCTCTAATATATTGTCTCCGCGACCATTATAGATTCCTATGTAATTCTCAAGTCTTATGTAAATAAGTCTCATATTATACCTTTTCAATTTTGTAAAGTCTATGGTTATCATCAATTTTCGTAAAACTGTTTATTACAATTTTATCACCGACTGAAACCATATCGTAATCTAATTTAGAAACTGGTATTGAAAAATCACCATTAATTTCTACATTGTAAAAGAGAGGTACATCTTTTCCTTCTCTTTTACTTGTTATTGTATACTTTGGAGATAATTTTACATAGTCTATAAATAAAATTATCATGAATATAATAATCAATAAGAGCCCACATATGAGCCCTAATTCTAAAGTCATTTTTATACTTCCTTTTTAATATTAAACTATTTGTATGTGTAATATGAGATACTTTTTTATTACTTAGAGTTATAATATGCTAGCACTACTATTGCTAAAAATATAAATGCAGTCACAACTTCTATAGGAATATCACCAGGAGTGGTTAAATTCTTATAAAAGGTAACTGCCATAGTCAATAGTATTACTAGAGTTATGAAGTCTAATTTCATTATTTATTACCTGTAACCTTAGACTGTTTTCTCTTTTTAGAATATACTAAGAATGCAGTACCGGCGATAGATACAAGTAGTGTAATCCAAATAGGAGACACTAAAGTTAATCCATCTGGAAGTATGATAGCTACACAGATAGTAAGTAAAATAGAGAGAAGCATATATAAGGTCCCAACTATCTTAATAAAACTAAATACTGACATATTACCTCCGTGGACGAGATATGATATACATTACTGTTAATAACATCATCGATATTGAAGATATAAAGCCGATATTCGCAATAATGCATAGCAAACCTGATAAAAGTAGTATGGTAAATGCTAAATTGGACATGATATCATTCCTTGCTATACTTTTCTATAATTACTAGTAAGGCTTTGAATATCTTATAACCTAGAAATAAAATTAAAGCAGTTAGAACGACTGATGTCGAATAAATAAACAATAAGATTCTACCTTCGATAGTTTGAAGCATATCGGATATAATGTAGGCAAAGCAACTAATATAAATTATAGCACCTATGATGTATAAAATTTTACTTTTTGTAATCATAAGGGTTTCTCCTTTCTTTATATTATTGCTTTGTTTTAACTAAAAATCAGCCTTTTCTTCAGTTGGACATGGTAGTCCAAATCTCCAGTCAATAGAAGATGTATGCCCACATTCTCTACACTTGAATTTATATAGCTGGTAATTGCTTAGTTTATCTTTTACTTCATCTTTGCTTAACATGTTTAGATATGAAGAATACTTTACAATAGAACCATTAATGGTTACTAGATCCATATTCTTTGATCCACATTTAAGACATGTGCTAGCACTTACAATTGCCTCTTTCATATTAATTATCCTCAAAAAATAAAAAGGACTTGGGTGTTTGACCCAAGTCCATAATTATTATTTTCCCATTTGATCTAAAGCTTTACGTACTTGAGCTTCAATATCATTTTCTAGACGTGTTTTCTTTTCGTCTTCCGTTTCAGGTTTGATATCTTCAACACCTTTAGATTCGATTAAATCTTCAATGCGTTTTACAATGATATCCATAACTTCTTTTTGAATAGTTTCTGGAATTTCATTATATAATTCAACTTCAGAAGAATAAACTTGAGCAACTTTTACGACATCATTCAAATCTCTAGATTTAGCTAAAGAGATAAATGCATCGCGAACTTGAACAGTATTAACATTTTGCTCATAGAATACTTTATCAATAGTATTCAATAAGCGTTTTAAGTTAAACTTAGGTTCATTAGATGCTTCGGTAATTCTTGCAGTATTCTTAGGAGAATAGAAAAGATTTTTATATTCTTCATCTTCTAATTGATTTAATACTTCTTGCAAGAACCCTTGAGAATCATTGATTTTAAGTTTTTCACATTCATTCATAATAACTTCAGTTGCTTTAGATGTATGGAATTTAATATATCCAGTTACATCTTCCATATATAAGTTATTAAATACGAAGTCAATATATGTATACATCGTATGAAGAGTTACAATTGGGGACTCTTTATCATAGATGTATGTAAATAATGCATTAAAGAAGGAGTATAAAGCCGCATAATCCTTATCTCCTACCATGAGTTTTAAACGATTAAAATGAATCAATAATGTATTGATAGAATCAGTTTCCTGATTAATAACTACACTGAATGGGTTATCACCAACAGCGCTATCTGGAATATATTTATTGAAAACAAGAATAATATTTTTTCCACGTACGCTAAATTTACGACCAAATGCTTGCATTTCAATATTAGAGTATCTATTTTCAGAATCTTTTTCAAAATCCTTTTTAATAAAATACTCATCTACATGATCAGTCAAAATATTATAATCTGGTTCAATAGTATTAAGCTTATCCCAGTAAAGAGTTTCTTTACCAATTAATTTAGCTAAATAATGACCAATATTATGAAGATCACAACTTGCTTGTCCAACTGGATTCATAAAATATACCTCCTATTTAGTATAGACGATGCGTCTAATATCACCTTCAGCTACTTTAATAGAGTCAGGATATTTAGCTGCAGACATATCCAAAAGAATATCAGTGTACTCTTTTGGAACGCCATCGACAATAACTTTACCAAACTTAGCACGACGACCAAGCTTTTCTTCACGAATTCTGATTGTTTCCATTTGTGTTCTAGAGAACACAAAATATCTATAATAAATGTCTTGTGGCATATTCTTATTCCTCTAGTCTTCAAAGATAATAGACCCACTATCTTCCATATTAATGAATGCAGGTCTTAGTTGAGTTTCGAATGCTTTTGTTGGAGCAATCTTTCCAATAAGATTACCGAGATATTCTGTATCAAATGCTACAGATTCAGGATTACGATCATCAGTTAATTCCAAACCAGCATCTTCAGCGAGAGCTATTGCGGAAGTATAACCTTTTTGATCTCTATAAATCTTTAGCAATTCATCAAAATTAGCATCCCAAGTATTTGGCTCTGGTTCATTGGTAAATGAATTATATTCAAATACTTTATCGTTTAGCGGACAAAGCATACCCCCAACACCAGGATCAGATGCAGATGATGTATTAACATCGATGATACCCAATTGAGAGATATCTACTGCACGAATATTTTGTGCTACTTTCTTACCATTACCTTCACCAGGACCAGATGGACCTTTGATGGTATATTTCAATTGTAAGAAAGAGTCACGATCATTAACCATATTTCTAAATCCTTTTAGATTGGACTTCTGTAATTCAGCAATCAATGCCATTGGAGGCGTATTCAATTGCTGTTTAATACGAAGTACTTCTACGTTAGGATCTGGTTTTTCTGGTAAGCGACGTAGTTTAAGATTGATAATCATAATATACATCGCTGCAATATATTCAGACCAACGAATACGTTTAGATGAGGCATCCAAATTATCCTTTAGACGAATATAAGAGAACTCACTAGCCATCCATTTCAATACACTATAGATATTGGACTTAATTTCATCTGGCAATCTTAAGCGTTTTTGAGTTGGAATATCATATGAGTTTTCTAAAGATTCAATAATTGCATTACCTTTAGTAAATACTGAAGTTTCAGAACTTACAAAGTTAAACCCAAGTTTACAAATCCAGAAATCTGTATTATAGATATTGTCTAATGTAAACTTCTTGGTTGCATATTTATTGATAGAGATGATGAATGCCGCTACAAAAGATTGTAGAATTCTATCAGCATCTAAAACACTTCTAACTGCAGAGATGTAGATAGGAGTCTTCATATGACTGTTTTGGACTACAAATGTATCATATTCATCATCTTGAGGATCTTCTTCAGTAACTTTAATTACATGATCAAACTTAAATTCGGAAATGGTTTTATACCATCCAAATCTAGCAAGATAATATTCAAATAAAGTTACTTTATGATCAAATAGATAAACACTAAATGATGCTAACTTCTTAAAGGTTTCACCATCAGATAATTTGAACTCAAAGAAGTTACGAAGCATTTTAACTGCATTAGAGTTAGTCTTCAATGTAATAGATTGAGTCTTAGCTGATGCTGAAGATGTATTATTATAAGTACTACCATCAACTAATTGGAATAATGGGAAATAATCATTACCATTTAGATGAATATAAGCACCATCAATAACACGTGGTACTGCAATCAATACATCAAATGTATCTTCTTGACTACCAATTGCAGTATAATAGGTTACTTTAAGAATTTTTAGATCAGAATCCTTAATAGATATTGTAGGAGTTTCTTCTCCTGTCAATAATCTTTGGATTTCTGCATAATCATCGATGACTTCGAACTTTTCTACTCGTATCGTATAAAATTTATCACGTTGACAAGATAGAATTACATCTTTCAAATCCTCGATGATATCATCATCTGACTTTTGGAAGAATTTATCATTAAACTTAGGTCTATTACGCTCATTGTAATCAGCAATGAACTTAGCCTGATTAATCATCTGCTTCTCCCTCCTCGATGTTAGTAATCCGAACTTTAACTTGGCTACCGATCGGATTAGGCACATCTTTATCTTTATCTTCAATAATGATATAACAAGACATATCTAATGCTTCAGCAATAGTCTTCAACTTAGATAGAGTAATTGTTGGTTTTTCAAACAATCGTCTATCATTATTAAAGTTATCACCAAATCGATATGCATACTTGTTGATATCAATATGCTTTTGATTTACAGCTTGTTTAAGAGCAATCATTTCTGGAAGATCTGTGGGTTTTGGTTTAGCATTGAAAATATTATCAGGGCTAACCAATACAGTCTCTTCCATTTCGCGAAGTTCTGCATTCTTTTCAATTTGCTCTTTCATGCTTTTTGTATTACTAAAGTCAATAACTTTCAAGTTATCAACTTTATAGTTTTCTGGTTTATCTGAGGCATTAACAAATGTAGCCATACATCCGTCAACGAATACCCCAGTCTGACCATACGCATTTGTTTTGCTTATGACTGGGTATACAATACCATCTTCTTCAACTGCAATATTAGGCTCTTCATGATGTCTAATACCTTCTTCGAAGTCGTAGATTGTATACAACTCACCATTAATAATAGCCTTTTTCATTTTAATATCTCCATATACTAAAAAGAAAAATATAAGGTGGTTAGATGTTGAATCTAACCACCATTTTATATTTCTTATTCTACGTCGATTAGGCTATCATCTTTGATGAATTTCTTCAAATCTGTAGAAGGTTCTAAAGCAATAGCATGTTTGCCATCTTCATCAGTTGCAGTAGCAGTTAGATATTCATCAAATGCTACTTCATAACCATCTTCGTCAACTTCATTTTTACCAAGGTTCAATAAGAAGTTAATGATCGCACTAAACATCACACGAGATACTTTGTATACGAAATCATTAGTAACGAATTTGTTATTGCTGATAGAATACATGAAACGATTAATGAAGCGTTGAACTTCTTCATCAGTCAAATCATATACAGTAGCGATATCTTTAATGCCTTCTTCGTTTGTTTCGAAACGAGCTTCAAAGCTATCTTTACCTTCATCATCTTTAACTTTTTCCAATACTACAGCAATGATAAATACGCCATTCTTATCATTGATGCGTAAAGCCACTTCGTTTTCGAACTTAGTGTTAGCCAAGAATTTAACTGCACCAAATAGGATGCATTTCCCAGCTTGCATAAATTGGTTGGAATGGAATAGAATCATCTCTTCGGATTTCAAACGATCAACCACTGTAGAAATGATACTTGTTTCCTTAACATCTTTCTTCATAATAAAAATCTCCTTTGCAAAGAAATAAAAGAAATGTATATATAAAGACACATAGATGATCAATTCTATATGTCTCCATACCTATAATATATTAATACCTTGTATTTTGTTTTGTAACTTTTTACAACCCTAATCGCTTCCTAAAATCTACTATAGTTTCAATCTGAACGCCATATTTCATGGCCTTATCGACTTTACTACTAGCAAATCCAGGTTGCGGAATTAATAAGATTGATGTATCTCTAGTTACTCCACTATCAGTAACAAAGTATCCTAATGGTGAAACCAAATCAGATAAAGTATCATCTCTGAATCCAGTGATGACTATCTTCTTTCGGTTATCTACTAGACCACAAGTTCTAATTACATTAGACATTTCAGATATTGTAATAAGATCTTGCATGAATAAATGTCGCTCATTGATTATAGTCTCAGTAGCAACTTTACCAATGCCTTTGATCTTCAATAGTTTGAATTCCAATGTGGCTGGATCTAGATTCATTATTTCTTCAAGTCTTAGTTCATGTAAAATAAGCTTCCAAGATTTGATTGCAATATCAGAGAAGCCAAGAGCGCCAATGATATTATAATCATAAATCTTATTTGTCTTAAGCTCATTAATTCTATCCATGAATTTTGCAGAGTTTACTTCTCCAAGAGAAGTCAATTGATCTTTAGTTATATTAATCAATTGAGTGAATGATGTTATATTTAATTCACGTATTGTAGCTCCAGAGAAATCTCTGAAATTTATCTTCTGAAGCATATCTTCCATTCTTGCAAGCCCACGTCCAGGGCAATCTGGGTTAGGGCAAACTACAGATTTGCCACTAATAGATTCCTCAAGTGTACTTCCACAGGATGGACAAATATCGATGAATCTTTCCAATTTATTAGGATTTGCATCATTTTCTGGGCATCTATGATTTGATACATAAGGCATTACATCATTTACATATGTGACATCGATTAGATCTCCATACTTCAGTGCTAATGCTTTGAATCTTTCATAAGAATGACCTGATGCTAAGTTATGAATTGTACCATTGAATTCAACTGGGTCAAACATGATCATCGGAGTGATTACACCATTCTTACCAATGGTATATTGATATCCTCTGAATCTTGTAGTTCTAACCATAGCATTGAACTTAATAGCCACACTGTATTTATTCACATGGTTTTCTCTACCTAATGCATTGATAATATTTTTATCCATATAAGATACTACAATACCATCGTATGCAAAAGGCATATAATCACGATACCATGCAGCTTCATCAGTGAACTTCTTAACCTGGAATAGAAGATTTGCAAAATCCCCAACCATATATTGATAACGGTTGGGTTCTTTAGTTGCAAAATATCTATTCATGAATTCTAATTCTTCGATTCGATTATTGAACTCTAATGAAGTTGCCAATGGTACTAAAGTAATAAAGTTAATATAATCTCTAGCATTAGCAGAACCAATGATTCCAGCTATTGCAGTTCTCATATTCTTATATTCTTTTCCAGTAGCATTCTCAAACTTAATCAAATCTTCTTTAGTTATAATAGCTTCGAACTTCATCCCAATAATTTCATCATTAGAAATATTATTTGGGAATCTATAGCCAGCTAGGATATCAGTTAAATCTGTTGCCAAGTCAGCATCAAGATCGCCACGTGTTCTAGCACTGACGATCTGATTATTAACTTCAGCTTCAACTGATAAACCATCATATTTAATTTCGGCAACCATTTCGATTGGTTGGTTATATCCAATAAGACCCATCATAAGATGTTTAGCTAAGAAATCTCTTTCAAAGATTCTTACTTTAGGATCTTTATAAACCATAGCATCTTGTGCATCTTTGTCTGTGACAAATTTACACTTATCTAAGGTTCCAACTAACTTAGGATATTTATGAGCAGTATCTCTTCCTCTATCAGATACAGTAGCATGATGAGTTGCATATGCTTCTTGGAATCTATTAGTAGGAGTTTCGGTAAATACTTGCTCATAAATAGTTTCTTTAGCTTCTTTTGGATAACTAACTATAGCTTCAATATAATGAGGCTCATTTTTACTAGACTTAGGTTGTTTAGAAGATTGTAACTTAAAATGTACAACTTCAGAGCCAACTTGAAAATGAGGATTATATTTTCTATAAGCTTCAAGCAATAAATCATAAATACCATCTTCTAACGGTAAAGCTAAGAAGTCAGTATTATTATATAAGATATTACTTATTCGTAAAATGAGATCAGCATCTTCTATATCTTTATTAGTCCAACTTGGATTGGATAATAACTTAGAAGTCACACTATTTATCATTTGTACGTTTTCTTGATCAAATACATTATCAAGATTGCCTCTTAGAAGATCGGTATATAGATCTCTTAGAATCATGATAAACTCCTTATTTATTAAAGTATTTTATATCCCGCATCATCCAGAATGGATCTGTATCATCAAATCCTTCAGGTTGTTCGGAAGACATTGCACCAGTCATAATTGCTGGAATGCAAGGTTCTTTAAAGTTCTTATATTGTGGATAATATTTCCCATTGATTTTCTTAACTGTGATTTTCAAATTCTTATCATTATTTAGATTCAATTCACCTAAATAACCATCTTCCTTCAAAAATGCAGGAACGTAGAAATCTTCATCAGGAATATTATATAATAATGCATTTGTAAGTTTCTTTGGAACTTTCTCGAATACTAATCGTAATCCGATAGACTTCAAATAAGTATTAACTATTTCAGCAGAACGAGATTTTGCATCATCAGTCAATACAATATTAATATCATTAGGATTACCAGTGAGTAATTCTTTTACAGCTCTACGACCAATAGGAGCAGTACTGTAAAGCATAAGCATAATTACATTGATATCATCACCAATATGAGTCAAGGCACCAATTTCCATTTCACCTTGGCGGATAGGAGTATTAGTATAAACAGGTTTATATAGTCCAGAGTTTTTATTACGACTATTTTCACCACGGTTATTACTAAAAGACATACTAGTTGCTGAGAACTTTTCTTCTGCATATTGTTTCAATCTACAGATGTATTGTTTAGCAACCAATACAGGTCTTAAAGATTTTGCTAATCTATATTTTGTACCAGTAGAATCTAGCATAGGAGTTAGAACTCTACGATGTTTAGTTTCAGGGAACTCATGAAGTACTTCTCTAAGTACGTCAATGTTTGTTGCTTCCTGAATTGGTAATATAGATAGAGTAAGATTTCCATCTTCGATAATAGAATTTAGATATTCTGCTCTTACAGATGGATTGCTTTCTCTAATAAAGTTTTCCATTTCATCAGCTTGAGTTGGACTAAAGAATCTTGTAAACTTAACGAGTTTTTCTAAAGAGCCATTTACATCTTGTTTATTAAGATTCCTAATAATAGATGCTGATGCGGAATTGATTTCCATTTCGAATAACTGAGATGGATTTAGACGATTGACAACTGTAGCTTGATTATATTTCATCTCTACATATTGTCCATCTTCTGTTTGTGGCATTAGTTCATCAGGAATAATACTGGAGATTACGCCTTTACCACCATATCGATTAGTTAACTTATCACCAATGTGGAGTTCATTTTCTTCAAGAACGTATACATCCATCTGCAAGTTGGAATATACGTTGCTATCCATATCATATTTAACTCCATCAATTACTTGCTGACAAGTATAAACCATCTTTTGAAGGTCATAAGATAATTCACATTGATAGTGAATTTTTAGCTTATTAACCTTACTAATCATTTCTTCACAGAAACGTCTCTTATCTTGGTAATACATATTAAGCTGAGTATTATAGATAGATGTTTCCATTAAGTCTGGATTGTTAGTTCTAACTTCGATACCAACTACAGTACCTGAGCTAGTAATCTTTTCATCAGACATATTGATATCTTTAAGCTTACTATATACTTGAGAGAATAGAGCTTCTTCTTTATTTTCTCTTCGTACTGCAGCTAAGATACCATCATTAATCTTTTCTCCAATATCAGGAATGACTTTATAGATTGCATCATTCCCATATAAGTTTAGTAAGATATCATTTTCATTTATCATGAAGGATATTTTCTTAACTAATGGGGATCTAAATTTCTTAGCACAAGATTCACTAATTTCAATAGCATCTTCAGTAGTCTTATTCTGAGCTATATACATTAGTAAAACATTGATACCATCCATACGATTATTATATTTATCAAATCCTTTTGATTTACTAATAACCGTATCTTTTTCAATAATACTTCCTGGGGCTAATGAATCAAGATATGAATTATTGATCTGATAACCAAATGACTCTGTAATATACTTATAATCACATTTATGGATTAGATCAAGTGTATTACTTTCTTCGTTATAAACGATCAAATAATATTCATGCCCAGGATTTATTCCATATTTTTCTACTTTATCCAACACCCTTTTATTTTGCTCTGCCTGTTGGAAAGATGTAGATCTTCTTCCGTACTCATTCTCAAATCCAGTCTGAATGAATGGTACTTCTGGGTTACACAGTGCCATTGCTTGTTCGGAATGGACACTATACATTATTTTACGGCTACCGGAACTACTTGTAGGAAATGGTTGAATCAACTCTTTCCCTAACACCTGTTCTGGACTGCTTAATCTCTGTCTAACCTCATTTATTCTATCTTCTAGATTGAGACTTCCAGCCATCTTTTTCTTCCTTTCTTAAATACTTACAAAAATTAATACGGAAGAGTTTTAACAACTCTTCCGCTATATCTGATTTATAATATATAATCACTGTATTAATTAATCTTCCAATGCTTTGAATGTAGCAATTAGATCTTTTGTAATAGATGCATTCGTAGATTGACCTCCGGTAGGGATTGGAGTAACCAATTTTTCCATTTCTATATTGGCCGCTTTGACGAACGCTTTTCTAAATTCTTCATCATCAACGAATAATTGCTTAAAATCACGAGTTCTGAACTTAGATTCATATCCATCCAATGCTAAGTATGCACCTTTGGTTGCAATAACACCGGCATCTTTAAGCATAATCATTAAAGAGTATAAAGAATCAAACCCATTTACTTGAGAGAAGATCAATGGTGTAGATTTACCAGCTTTATTTGTACGAGATTTGCTAAGAGAAATATCAACTTGTGCACCACTAAATCCAAATGTCTCTTCTTTAAGTTTACTATCATCAAAACGAATGATATTATTAGCCAAATATACAACTGCTTTACCACCAGGTAAAGATTCACCTTGTTTAAGAAAAATCAATGCACCTTTAGTATGCATCATAGGATTAGCCTCAATCTTTTCAGTAATATGATTGACTACTAGAAGAATGATATTGGTAGCTTTGATTAATTGTATTACACCTTTAAGTAATGCAGTATTAGCTTTAGCCATTGCAGTAGCCGCCATTTGACCAGATAATTCACCCTTATCAGCAATACGTTCTGGTGCTAATAAAGCAATAGAATCAATAACCATAACTGTTGGAATAAATTTCATAATAGGATTACCGGTAGAATCCCTCATACCAGTATCATATAAGAACTTTTCCTTATTTTTAATTTTAGTTTCATAGATGCTATAAATATCATCATATATAGACTCTGCAGTAATGCCACTATTCTTAATAGAGATTCTATCGAATAGTTCATTACCAACATAACCAGTCAATGTTTCTAAACGTGGTACTGTAATACCACCTTCAATAGACTGAATCATCATTTCGGCTCCCTCAAATTGAGAGATAATATTTGCCCCAGCCTGAACTGCAAATGTAGATTTACCAGAACCAGATCTGCCAATCAATAGATTATAAGAGCCATCAAGTAGACCAATGTGTTTAGTTGGAACTAATTCGCCTTTATCATTAAATGTATTCGAATTATACCCATTCAAATGGTCGAAATTTAAAAATCCAGTAGGATATGCAACATCATATAAGCCTTGTTCTGGACTATATCCAGATACTTCTGCAACGCGTTGAATTAATAAGCCCATAGTAATACTCCTTTGCGTATTAATACTTTTTTAGTTATTAATAAGTTCAGAAGTTTATAAAAAATAAAAAGAATAACCCAAGGAGATTCAATCT